TAGAAACATTTGTATCTCCTGCTACTGCTGTATAGCGATAATAGATCGAATCAACACGAACATAATACTCTTGACCTACAGTCGCCGTATCTACGCTTACCGTAATATCGCCCGCCGCATTTTGACTAATCGTAGTAGGCAGCGTTGTAGCGAAGTCCTCACTATTTAAGTTTGATCTAACCACAGATTGAACAGGAACAACTGTGCCTTCTGTTCCGTATAAAACTATCCAAGCTAATGATTGCTGAGCAAATAGTCTCCTTACTCCTGAGAAACTAACAGCATGATCAAGATTAACTCCAAAAGCAGAAATAGGATACATAGCATGATAAACAGCTTCAGCCAATTCCCAGACTGTAGCTTCTCGATCTGCAAAGACATCTATAAATTGTCCTGTAATAGAATCAGGTCGCGTCTCAAAAGTCAACCCAGTGCTAGTCTGTAGGCTAGTGATAATTGCTTGACGTATTTCTGGCAAGCGCATACGCGAGAAGCCAGAAGGCAAAACACCATAGTCAAGAGGATTGGGAATAATATCAGACATGATTAGTATCCAACGTAACTGATTCTTGTATTGGACCGTAATCAGTATTAGCAGCAAAGTTAACGGTCAACGTTCTCCTGTTTCGGTCCCATGTCATATTGAAACTTGTGATAAGCGTAACATGAGGAACATCAAGTATATGTGCTCTGAATATTGTTTCTATACTCGCCATATGCGGGTTCTTAATCAATATATCTTCTAGGTATGGAACGCCAAAAGTAACATCAAGAAACCATTCACCCAGAAACGCCAGGAGCGTAATCTTTACTTCCTGAGCAACTTTATCCGCCCCATTGATTGGCCAAATAGCATGCTTCTCAGGATATGCTCCTGGCGCGGATACCACTGGAAACATCATGTCGTGATCTAGTCTTGATAGTGCTAGATCATAGGTGCCTTGTGTTCCGCTCAATTACCAAAACCTCCCAGGACCCAGAAGCGCAAAGATCAGTATTATGATCAAAATTAATCCAATAACGCCAAGGCCAGACTGTCCATAATATCCACCACGATAACCATAGTATCCTCCTCCAAATCCGAATAGGATTAGGATGATGATTATAACTAACAATAAACTCATATTGGCATTCCTACTTACGGTCCAACATGCCCGTGCGGCGCATTGATAGTATCGGCAGTAATGGTTCTGGTTACCGTTAGATCACCGCTGATTCCAGCATTACCAATAATTGCTAGATTGCCAGGAGTGCCGCCCTGGCCTCGCAGAAAAATGGTTGCTGCCTCGACGTTAACTGAGTTGGCGATAACCGTAACATTACCGTCAGAATCAATAGTTATAAAGCCCTTGTTATTACCAATGCGAATACTATTATCAGGAGTAATACGAACCTCGGTTTCATTGAATCTCATGACAACATCAGTCGGATCAGCAGATACTCCAGTAGCAGAACAACCAGGAATAGCAATACAATCCGAAAGATCAAATTGTCTAGGATCATCCGGCATATCTTTGTTACCAGATAACCATCCTTCAAGGGATCGTTGCTGAAAGACAAGCATAACTCCATCACCAGGTTTTACTGGCATAGTAAGTCCAGACTTCCCACCGCTGCTATTTGTCCATAATATTGGAGCCTCTACAATATTAGGTGGTGGTAATGCTTCATCACTAGCCAGACGCTTAGGCAAATCAGGACGCACAACAGCACGATTAGTTGCCGCGTCATAAGAAACAACTGTTCCTGGCATTGAAGTATTCATTTCAGATCGCTGAGACTCAGCCATATCCTGAAATGCGTTTAGTGTTCTCTCATACATCGCTATTCACCATCTGTGCTTCTAGATCACCTTCATCAATAATATCTCCCGCATCTCCTCCGCCCCCTCCTCCGCCGTGCCCGCGTTTAGCTTTCCCACCTTTAGTTGCTTTCTTACTGCCTAGTGGCTTAGCAGGATCAACCAATTTGAGTTCTGTTTGCCAATCACCATCCCAGTTATCGCCTGTATGAGTTAGCTCCTCAATGCGAAATATACCTTCCACAGCACGAGACTTCAGCAATACTCTATCACCAGGATTAAGAGTTGGCATAAGTAATGTTTTTATCTTCCAACCGTTCCAATCCTTTTGAGGTTCTTTGCTACCCTTCTTGGTTTCTTTCTTCAATTCGCCTTTGGTTTCTCTTTCACGCTCAGCATATCCGACCATTCCAGACTCAGCATCTATCTGAATGCCTTGTCTAGTCGTCACCATACCCTTCTCAATTACTTGTAGATTGCCATTCTGAATAGACCATTCCAAATTAGTTCCTTTGGTAACTTTATCTAGCAATCCTCTAGCTGATCCGTAATATGATAGACCATTCTTCCATTCTCTTACAGGAGCATTACTAGCTAATGTTAGCGGCAAGCCCATCTTGCCGGAAACATCATTAAGAATTTGAGTTGATTTGACACCCTTACCATATCCAAAAGAAACAGCCGTGTCACGTATCTCCTGGGCGCCATCACCAAGTTCAAATTCAGTAACCACATTCGGTCCATCAAACTTAGTCCACGCATGCGTTACTCCTCCAGAGAAAATCAAGAGCGGACCTGCATCTTCAGCATATCCAGCATACAGCAAACAACGAGTATCAGGAGATTCAAATTGTTTCCTAGTAGTGCTCAACAAATTCCATATTTGTATCTTATTGGTATTGGGATTTTTATCCGATGTTTTCTGTATACTGAAGTTGATTCTCAAGTCAGTAATTTCCACACCTTGGCTCTGGCCTTTCTTTCCTACCAACAAACGATATACTCTATCAAACAGCAAGAGCGTTCATCCCTAAAATATCGGTTCGCGTCATATAAACCAATTCATATTTAGTAGTAACCAATTCATCACGAGTTGGCGGACCATTATCATATTTTATTCTGACTAATTGAAAATCTCCTTTAGGCATATCTTCATAACGAAACTGCCAAAGTAAAGGATAATTAGGCACCAAACAAACACCATCAACTAACGTTTGATAAGCTGAATTACGAATGCCCATTTCCCAATATTGTCCAGTATCATTCCAATCAATAATAATGTAGAACAATTCATCATCAAGTATTGCTTCTACTGATTGACTATTAAGATCAGATATAGTTAATACAATCATTTTCCTAATCCCAAAATTGATTTGAATTTATCTATATATTTGGGAGCTGAATCTTTTAGGACGTGTAATTGACTTTCATCTTGGGGAGGAGTATCAGCATTGCCGCTTTGTCCTGTCTTCTTTTCTGTAGTTCCTGTCTTACCTTTTGCTGCTGGTGCTGCTTTATCCTCTGGTAAATCTGCTTTCTTTAAAGAAACCTTTTTGATATGTCTTAGACTTGCATTAATGTCAATCCAAGCACCACCTTTATTACCACTTCCTCTATTAATTGTTAGACTAGTGAAAGCCATATCTTCATATTTGCCAAGGCCAGTTACCACAGTAATTGGTTTGCGATCCTTGTGCATAGAACGCAATTGACTAATAGCATTAATCAATTTAGTAGTGCAAGGACCAAATTCAAAAGCAAATATATCTCCTGATGTTGATGATACTGATCCGGTAATTGTTAACTCTTCATTACCTTGAGTAATATGATCTGAGATTTCCTCTCCACCATCTTCTACAGGATACTTAGTTACATCAGATGGTAGACTAAGGTTCTCTGTTACCAAAACATCTAGTGAAATAACTCCAATTGTGCTCTTTGTATTACCAGCAAAGAACATCGAGAATGCTGTGCTACCTAGATTAACTGCTTGTCCAACGAGGCCAACTACACCGCTCATTGCGCTGGAGCCTCTGTTCTTGGAGAGGCATTTCTTGCTTGTCTAGCAAGAGCATCAAGAGCATTCTGAGCAGCAGCATCAAATGTTCTAGTTAGACTTGCTGGAATATCATCAGCATTCAATGCATTAATAGTAACATTATTCGTTTGATTAACAGTATTAGTTTGATCACCTGTTGCTCCTGGCGCGGCTGTGCCTGCCGGCGCAGGAGTTCCAGTTACTTGGCCAGGAGTAACTTGTGGAACTAACCCTGGTGGAGTAGCAAATTCTGTAGCTTTAGGCTCCAATCCTACGCCAGTCATCCATGTTGGAAGATACCGTCGCATGAAGCCTGATATGCCAGTATCTTTATCTTCAGGTTTTCTGCCACGTAAATATTCTTCATTCTTTTCTTTACTGAATGCTGGGTCCTCGCCACCAGCAGAGCCAACTCCAAGAAGGAACGTTAATGCTCCTGCAACTAATCCTAATTTGGTTAGCAACCCAACAAAAGAAACCAAATTCATAGCTTCAAGAGAACCTGTTGTTGCTATCGCTGCAGCGCCAACTTTAGTAACAACATTAATTAAACCAGTCATAGCTTGAACAAGTCCAAAGAACCTCATCACCCTCCATATCATCCAACCAGCAGTAATGGCAATTACTAGCAAAAGCATATCACCAAGTAAACCACTTACGTCACGTATTGATGTTTTGAGTTCTTCCCAAGCGCCGCCAAAGTCTCCTTTGAATAATTTTTCAAGCATACGAAAAGATGCAAAGAAATCTGATTCTGTAAATAGTTTCTTGAACGACTCCACAAATTTATCAAATGGGCCGAGCATATCGCCCATAACTGATTTGCCGCCTCTCATCCAAACTATAATGTCTTCAATTAATAAAACAACAGCAGCAATTGCCAAGGCCAAAGCAATATAACCAGCAATTACTAAAGCATTAGCAGCAGCCCATTTAAGTGTATTACCAATTGCCAAAACCAAGAATGAAATTAGTCTCGG